AAGGATTGCACCTGATGTTCCATCTCCATTTAGGATCTGGTTGTCAAGTGTTGTGTGCCATCCACGGATAAGGTCCTGGATGATGAATGCATCAATACCAGTTCCACGCTCAATCGCCTGCTTTGAGATATCTTGCTGACCTGCGATTGTACGAACATTCACAGTCAATAGTGTATCGTCAGCGTTTGTCTCTGAGATAGCATCGTTTTCAGCAGCCTGAACTGCAGTTGATGTACCAGTAGTCATGCGAGAGATATTTAGAGTCATACCTGCTGGAGGCAAGATCATCTTGTTTGTTGCGAAGTCTGCTGTTGGGCGACCTGCACGAGCAAGTGGTGCTGCTAGGTCAACGAGGTATTGTGGAATTACAAGACCTGCGAAGTTACCTGTACCAACATCACGACGCTCAATTTCTTCTTCACGAGTGTGACGAGCAAGACGCTCTTGTGCTGCATAGTCATTGCTGAACTTTGCTGCGAATGCATCCTTTACGAATGATGTTTGTGATTCTGGTGAGTATGTACGAGCCTCAGAAGTTACCTTTGCTCCGCCAACCTTTGGCATTGCAACATCAGCAACTGCTGATCGTGCTTCTGATGCCTTAGCATCTGCTGCTGCCTGAGCAGTCAACTTTTCAATCTTTGAATCTAGTGAGCGTGACTCTTCAACAAGGGTATCAACCTTTGCTGATTCATCTTCTGTAAGGTCTGTACGATTCTCTGCAGCAACTGCCTCAAGAATAGCATCCATTTCAACCTTAACTGCATCACGGCGTTCAATTACTTTGTCTAAATAAGACATTTATTGTTCTCCTTTGTGAGTTTGTTAGTTTGAGGTGGTGGTTATGGATTTCACGACGCTTACGGGTGTGAACCTAACTCCGACTTCTACCTATCTTGTTAGAGATAGGAATATTATTTTATTGTGTTTCTCTTTGCTTGTGCTAAACGAAGAGACATTGATCTTGGCATATTATCTGGAAGGAAGTTTAGAACTGATGGGAAATCTCCAACAATCTTTCCACCTTGTCCAGGAACATCTACAACATCTATAACATTTGTAGCAGAAAGTTCTAGTTCTTGTCCTTCAACATCTTCTAGTGGAGCAACAGAATCATCTTCCATTTCTCCTTCTACTCCATTGTTACCAAGTAGTGTACCCATGACTTCAACAGCCTTCATGATATATTCATGACCTTCTGATAAGTCTCCAAATACGCTTTCTAATACTAGTAGTGAATCACCAGTTACTTCTCTGCCTTCTTTTATTTGCAGAACAGCCTTCTTTAGGGCTTCTCTTGCTTCTACTGAAGTTGCAGTATATGCAGGATATGTGACGATTGATACATCTCCGTCAGCAAGGCTGACCTCTGTAAGGGTTCTTTCTGTACGATCCTTGCTCCAATTTTGGCGAATTACTCTAAATGCAAAGGACATTTGATCAACATCACCACGAGATACAAGTGTATATAGGTCTCTTGCTTCTTGTGTGTTTGCTAGTTCTGCTTCAAAGTATAGTCCTGTTTCGTCTTCGTATAATCTCATTGTACCGTTTTTGGTTCTAGCCATAGGTAATCCTTCGTGGTTAGCCAATAAACGAACATCTGGTGTCTCTTGTAGTGTCTTTGAAAATGCACCAGGTGCAATCTTCTCAATAAACGGTAGTGGCAAGGAAGCCTCATTGAATACTGCAGCATAGCCTGCCATACGCATAGTACCGTCTTCTGCCTGTCGTGCTTCTATGTCTCTGACCGTAAAGGTACGGCGTTCTGTCTTTTTCATCTTGCTCCTTGCTTTATTAGTTTCATTATCTAATTGATCTATTTGTCGTTGTGCCCAGTCCTGAGCAGCATCATCAAAATCTGCATTGCCACCCCAAAGTAGCCAAGCAACTAACCCTGCACCAGGATATTCTGGATCTGAAGAGTCTTTATTCTTTGGTGCTTGTCCATCTGCCTTGTGTCTTGCGAACCAAGGTGCCATCTTTCTTACTTTGTTATCAGAGATATTGCCATCAGCCATCTCTCTTGCTTCTCTTTTAGTAGCATCAGTAAGTCCGTCGCCACCAAAACCTTCTGCCAAGTAATCTAGACCTCTTTGTGCATTATTTTTAATGAACTCTGGAACATTGTCTACTGGCATTATTCCTTGACCTCATCACTGTAAGCAGCCTTTGGATCTGTTGGATCAACTAAGGATACTTGCTGTAATTGTGCTGAAGGCAATCCTGTGTGAGTTAGTTCTGAGATATCTAGCATCTTAGCAACATCATCTGGATTGTATCCAACCTGTACAAGGATAGATGCAATCTCAGCCTTCATCTTATCTCCAACAAGTGGTGCTTGTGAAGCATCAATGTTTTGTAGAGGAAGTCTGTACTGATCTCCTGGCTCACCAAGTGATGATAAGTCTTCATAATTGCGTACATCGTTTAGTGACAAGAATCCTTCTCTTAATCCCTTTGTGTATGCGTCAAAGCGTTCTATTGTTGTTCCTCGCAAAAGTGCATCTAGGTTAAAGCGAATAAATCCATCTGACTCAGGAAGTAGTGGAGATAGTGCTTGTTCCAAACGCTCTAGTAATGAACGCAATGAATACTGTACAAACGAAAGGTTCTGTGCTTCTACAGATGAGTAGGACATAGCACCTGCAACAGGGTGTCCTAGTAGTGTCAGTGGAACACGGAAGATTCTTGCAATATCTTCAACATTAAACTTTCTTGCTTCAAGTAATTGTGCATCTGGTGCATTTAGTGATAGTGGCTTAAATGCTGCACCACCAGAAAGAATACCAACTTTACCTGCCATGTATGGGCCTGAGTGTGATTCTTGCCAATTACGAGCAATATCTCCTGCTTGTTCTGCATTCAATTCTCCTGCAACTTCAATAACTCCACCAGGATTAGCAGCGTTACCAAAGTATGAGGCTGCATATGTATCAGAAGCCTGTGCAATACCAACAGACATACGGCAAGCACCAATTGGGCTTAAGCCATAGTATGATCCTGGCATTCTAAATAGTGGAATATGAAGAACTTCATTACTTGTTAAAATTTGATCTTACAGACCATTGTCTATATCTTTAACTCTATATACAAGTGGTTCTCCTGGAATAGGTCTTTCAATTCTTACTTCATTTGGATTTAATACATATAGTTCTGTTACTTCGTTGTTATCATCTCGTACCGTCAAAATAAATGCATTACCATGTAGGTGCATAGAAGTAATTACTTGCTCAATAAATTCTAGTCTTGTTTGTTCTGGGTTTGGAGTATTAATCCATGCTGGAACATCTCCATAAACTGATGCATAAGAAAGACGATTGCGTCCTCTGCGTACATATGCACCCATTGGCAATGAAGAAATAGTATCTCCAAGAAGTCTTACACATGCATAAACGGTAGATGTGCGAATAGCAGACTCTGTATCAACATATGTACCTGTATTGGCAACACCAAATAAAGGACGAGGTGGAATCAGTGGAAGTATGTACTGACTGTTCATATCTCTGGCTTCACCAGATGCTTTTAGTCTTTTAGATAGACTCATTTAATTACCCTTTTCCCTTAGTTAATTTTACCATGTGGCTATACCTACTCGCTTCCAAGTATTTGCTGCAATACAGATATAGATCCAGTCTGAATCTGCTGCAATCTGACCTGCAGTACCTGCACTTGTTGCAGTTGCTGGAACTGGTCCACCTCTTGCAATAAATGTACCATTGACAATTACCTGACCACCAAATCCACCTGCTGGATCAAATTGTCCATAAATTAGTGGTGTTGAGGTTGCTGTATTAGATATATATAGTCTGTTGGAGTTAGTTTCATTAAATCCCGCTTGACTTCCAATAAGCACATTGCCTGAATAGTTTGTTGCTGCACCAGTTCCTCTTCCAGCAAAATATCCAAGAAGTGTATTATTTGAACCATTTCTATTGAACTGTCCAGCACCTCTACCTACAGCAGTATTGTTTGTTGTAGTTGTCACAGTAGCAACTGTTACGCTAAATCCTGTTCCAGCACCAAGAACTGCTCCACCATCAGTTAAAGTGTCTCCAGCAATAACTCCTGTTCCAGCATTTGTTAATGTTACAGATGTTATTGCTCCACCAGATACTGTTATATCAAAAGTAGGACCTACTCCAGTAAACCCTCTATTAGGATATAGTTGAACACCAACATATGTTCCATCAGTATAACCAGAACCAGGATTAAATCCTGAAGTAGTTGCAACACCAGTACCACTGAACTGCATTGTTCCTTGACCTATTACAACATTTTGACCTGAAGAACCAAATTGCTGACCTGTTGCATTACCAACTACAACATTTGCAACACCAGTTACATTTCCTTGTAATGCAAAATTACCAATACCAACTCCGCCAGCAGTAGTAGTGTATTGTGCTGCTTGAGTTCCAACAGCAACAAGTCCTCCTCCTGTTGTAATGGATTGTCCAGCATAGTGACCTACAGCAACATTTGAACCAGCAGAAGTAAGATTTTCTAATGCCTGAAGACCAATACCAAGATTGAGTCCTCCACCACTATTCATATTTGTTAATGCTCTACGACCAATAGCAATATTATTATTTATATTTACATTAGATTGCAGTGCTTGATTTCCAATACCAATGTTATCAAATCCATTTACATTGGCTCTTAATGCCTGCGTACCAATACCAACATTGTTACCACCAGTTGTATTACTTTCAAGAGTATTATTACCAACTGCTAAATTATTGCCACCAGTTGTATTATTAAATAGAGCAGCAATACCAAATGCAGCATTTGCTTGACCAGTTGTATTATTTTGTAGTGCACCTGATCCTACAGCAGTATTATAAGCACCTGTTGTATTTTGGAACATTGAAAAAGCACCAAAAGCAGTATTGTCTCGTCCTGTAGTGTTGTTTCTTAATACTTGTGGTCCTACAGCAGTATTATTTATGCCACCATTATTATTTTCTAATGCTTGTGCACCAATAGCAACTATATTGCTCTCAGTAATTGTATTGGCTGCAGCACGGAATCCAACAGCAACATTATTATTACCAGTTGTGTGAGAATATAATGCACTTTCACCAATTGCCACATTTCTTTCACCAGTAGTATTAGACTGAAGAGCATTATTTGCAATAGCAATATTGTTATTTCCAGTAGTATTGTATGCTAAAGTAGAAGAACCAATACCAGTATTATTATTTCCAGTAGTGTTACTTGTTAAAGATGAAGTTCCAATAGCCATATTATTGTTACCAATAGTATTGACTGCAAGTGCTCTGAATCCAAGACCTGTGTTATTTGCACCAGTTGTATTATCTTGTAATGCACTAAATCCAATAGCCATCATGTTATTTTGTTGGTTATTTGCTAATGCGTTATATCCAATAGCAACAGAATCTTCTACTGCCGTTCCACTTGACATTGCGTTATAACCAATAACAACATTTTCTGAACCTGTAACATTGCTGCCAAATGAACTTGGTCCAATAGCAATATTTCTTGAACCAGTTGTATTACTATCTAATGAGCCATTTCCAATAGCAACATTGTTTTCGCCTGTAGTATTTTCTCTAAGAGCGTTAGATCCAACTGCTGTGTTTGGCTGACTTGCAACGCTATTTGTCATAGCAAAATTACCTATGGCAACATTGTCGCCTTGTGTCTGATTATCTTGAAGAGCCTGGAATCCTATAGCAACATTGCCGTTTGCCGTTGTATTTCCTTCTGATGCTTGAGCACCAATAGCCACATTTGCATCGCCATTGTTGTTGTATAGAGCACGATAACCAATTCCAAAGTTATTTCCACCAGTTGTATTAAGACGCATGGCCTCAAAGCCCATAGCAGTATTTCCTTGGCCAGTTGTATTTGCTGACAAAGAATTAAAGCCAACTGTAGTATTCAATATACCTGTAGTATTGCTTGCTAATGCTCTCCAACCAATAGCAACCTGATTACTTGATTCAGTTAGAAGAAGTGCTTGTGTACCAATACCAACATTGTTGCTGTAATTAGCACCTGTGCCACCATTTAGTGCTGCTGCACCAATACCAACATTGCCAGAACCAGTTGAATTGTTATAAATAGCAAATGTACCTACAGCAACATTTTCTTCACCAGTAGTATTAAATCTCATTGTCTCAGTACCAATGGACATGTTATTTCTACCAGTAGTATTTTGCTTCATAGCACGACCACCAATAGCAACATTCTGATTACCTGTTGTATTGTTCTGAAGTGTTTCTGTATTACCAATTGCTACAGAACCAAATTCTGCTCCTGCACCCTTGCTAATAGTCATTCCACCATATGGTGATGCTGTATCTACGATAATTCCTGATGTTATATTAGGAGTACCTGCATTGAGTACAAAGGTATTTCCAGATCCCGTCGCATTTGCAGGATTGATAGAAGATGTACCTGATGTAGAAAGAATAGGTCCAGCAGTTAAATCGCCACCACCAGGTCCTGTAGCACCAGTAGCACCAGTGGCTCCAGTAGCACCTACGCCAGTAGGTCCTGTTACACCTGTAGGTCCAATATCACCTGTAACGCCTTGAGGACCAGTTGGGCCTGTGGCACCAACGGGACCAGTAGCACCAGTAACACCAATATCACCAGTTACTCCTTGAGGACCTGTAGCACCTGTTGCCCCAATAGGACCTGTGGCACCAATTGGTCCTGTAGGACCAGTATCTCCAGTAACTCCAACAGGGCCTGTGGCTCCTGTCGCACCTGTTGGTCCAACTGGGCCTGCTGGTGCTTCAAGAGTTGTGACTACATATGAGTAATGTGTGGTTCCTTCTGTTACAAAACTATAATTGTGTGCAGTTGCATCACCATTAACACCATAGATCTCAACAATCATTCTTTGTCCAAGAGACACTGATGTTGTTGGAAGAGTAATATCTGTCTCTGTAAGTACAGGTTGTGCTGCACCATTCCATCCAGTCAATACTGTATCTGAATCACCAATGGTTGCAAGTACTGTTCCTGAGTTATCTGCTAACTTCAAACGAACAAATACTGATAAATCATCATTGCTTGCAGGCTTAATCATCTGCATAGTAAATCTTTGTACTCCACCTGGAATCAGGATAAAGTCAAATGGCTCAGAAATATAAGAATCAAGTAAACTTGTTGTATTGCCAGGAATATTTACAGTAGTTGTAGATTGTGCTGCTGCTACTGGGTTTTCGCCTAATTGCTTGTACCCTGGAAGTTCTGTGACTGATGAATTGAAGAAATAGTTACGACCAGAAGTAATTCCTTGAGGTCCCGTCGCTCCTGTAGCACCAGTAGGTCCTGTGGCCCCAGTTGCACCAATAGGACCAGTTGAGCCTGTGGCTCCTGTAGGTCCAGTATCTCCTGTAACACCAACAGGGCCTGTAGAACCTGTAGCCCCAACAGGGCCAGTTGCTCCAGTAACTCCTATGTCTCCAGTAACTCCTTGTGGACCTGTAGGGCCAGTAGCACCAACAGGGCCTGTAACTCCAATGGGACCAGTTGGTCCTACATCACCAGTTACTCCAGTTGGGCCAGTTGGTCCAACATCTCCTGTAACTCCTTGAGGGCCTGTAACACCAGTTGCTCCAACAGGTCCTGTTACGCCAGTAGGCCCAACATCTCCTGTGACACCTTGTGGTCCAGTTGGTCCTGTGTCTCCTGTAACTCCAGTTGGTCCTGTAGGACCTGTAACTCCAGTAACACCAGTAGGACCAGTGTCTCCAGTTACTCCTTGAGGGCCAGTTACGCCAGTTGGACCAGTATCTCCAGTCACACCAGTAGGACCTACATCTCCTGTAACTCCTTGTGGACCAGTTGCTCCAATAGGACCAGTTACTCCTGTAGGACCCACATCGCCAGTTACGCCTTGTGGTCCAGTACTTCCTGTTGGTCCAGTTGATCCTGTACTTCCAGTAGGTCCAGTATCGCCAGTGACTCCTTGAGGTCCAGTTGGACCAGTCGCTCCTGTTGCACCAGCAACACCTACAGCACCTGAAAGGTTAACTTGCCAAGATGCATATGTGCCAGTACCCAAGAATGAAGTTACTGTGAATGTTAAATCTCCTGTGATTTGTGAGTATGAAGTAACATCACCAATCATCAAATTGCCTGCATCAAATGCAACTACAACTGTCTGCCCAATTGAGTAATCAACATTGATATCAACAAGTGTAAATGTTTTTGAACCTGATCCAATTGCTACTGAACTAATAGATGTTGTTGCATATCTATCTCCATCTGCTCCTGGATCTCCTGTTACTCCTGTTGGTCCCGTCGCACCAGTGACTCCAATTGGACCTGTGCTACCTACAGGGCCTGTTGCTCCTGTTAATCCTACTGGTCCTGTCACACCTGTTGCTCCTACTGGACCTGTTACTCCAGTTGGGCCTATATCTCCTGTTACACCTACTGGTCCAGTTACGCCAGTTGGTCCTGTTTGACCTACGCTACCAGTTACACCAGTTGGACCTACGGGTCCTGTAGAACCAGTTGCTCCTGTTGTACCAGAAGGTCCTGATGGACCAGTTAATCCTTGAATTCCAGTTGGGCCAGTACTTCCTGTAACTCCTGTTGCTCCTGTTACACCTGCAGGGCCTGAAGGTCCTGTTGAGCCTGTAGGACCTGTTGGACCTACTGCTCCTTGTCCACCAGGTGAAGTAACTGTAACAATATTGTTGACTTCATCAACTGTAACTACATTTGTAACGGCTGTAACATTAACATTAGGCATTGAGTGTCACCTGATCTCTTACTGTTACGCTACCTTGCATTAGTCTGGTGACAACGCCACCACTTGAAATCTCTAAATCATAAACATAAAATCCACCATCAATATCACCAGTCTGTGCTGTTGTGGCAGTTAAATTAAGTGTACCTGTCAAAGGTGTAATCACAATACCTGAACTTGGAGAAGAAAGAGTCAATACAGCATTATCAGCACCAAACTTAGGACGAACTTGCATACGAGCAGTGTATCCAGTTAGGTCAAATGGAGTGCCGTTATTATTGTCATAGACAACTTGTAGTGTCCATTGTGCACCCTGATCCATTGTAATATTGTATATACCTGCAATTGCCATGTTATTCCTTCTCCGTTGCCCAAATTAAAAAGCCACCTAATGCTATAAAACTAACAGGAGGAAAGATTAGAAACAGTCCATATGAAGCAAGGGCTACGCC